GATGGCGTGCCTTGTCCGCTACGTGAGGGCGAGATCGAGAGCCTGCAAAGGCGCGAAAGATCGGGACAATTACGGCATCCGACCAGGCGCCGCATCCGCGTTGGCGATCAGGTCGAGTTCAAGCATGGATCGTTGCTTGGCCACATCGGGCTCGTCAACATGATCAGGCGTCAACGCATTCAGGTCTTGCTCAGCATGTTCGGTGGCGCTACGTTGGTGCAGACGCCGAGAGATTGGTTACGTCTGGCGGAGGCTTCCAAGGGGCTGGAGCGCGTCGTTGTTTGAGCGACGCGAAGTCGCGGAGCGTCGAGTGAAACCAGCAACCAGGAACCAAGCCGATGACGTGCTGCCAGCATTCTGGCCGCGCGGAAATCCTAGGCTGCACCGCGAAGTAGCCTGGTGGCTGGACGACAAGCACCTCGGCATCATCGTCCTCGATCTCATCGACCGCGACTATGGCTTCGTACTGCTGTCCCGCGATCCAGTAGAGTTCCTGGATGCTATAACTTCATATCCAACCCAGGAGCAGGCGGAAGCGAAATTGCATGAGCGCGCTATGCACCGCGCGCGCGGACTAGAGACTCATGAATTTACGTGATCTTTCACGCCCTAGCGATGGCGATTATAGCTCGCCACCACCTAAACGCAGGCGCCCAAGACGCAGCCTCGCTAAGCTCCGCGCCGAGGAGAAAAAGCTGCGCCATGAGGTGAATGCAATGCGGCACCGCGGGCAGATGCCGGCGATCGACCGTATGCGTGAATTCCGCGACTACTTGCGCCAATGCGTGGCGGCCGTGCAGCCGTTCTCTTCGGACGGCACCGTGCGGCCTGGCAGCAACATGGAGCTGTTTTTCAAATTCAGCGATCTGTTCATCCGCATTTGTGCTGCCTCCGCGCCATATGAAACGCCGCGCCTCGCCGCGGTAATGTTCAGGGAACAGATGGATGAGCAGGAAGATGGAACTTATGCCACCGTCTGGGAGATGCATACGCGGCTGATCAAGCGCGGCATTCCCGTCCCGCAGATCGAGGGGCTTGTCATCGATGCAACTCCTGACGACGGCATCGCCGGCTGAGCCACAAAGGCAGCGTTCCTTCGATCAGGAAGACTGCTATTACCTGGGTGAATATTATTGCGCCAAGGCGCGGGAGAACTTCTGGACTTTCCGCTCGATGGTGCGCCCCGGGCTTATTAAAGCGTGGTGGCAACGCGACCTAGCCGAGCGGCTAACGCTGTTCTGGCGCGACTTTCGTCTGGGCAAGCGGCCGAAGATGGTGCTCGGTGCTCCGCCGCAGCACGGCAAGTCCGAGACCATGAAAGACTTCGCGTGTTGGGTAGCGGGCAAGGATCCGTCGCTTAAAATACTATTTGCCAGCTACGCCGATGAGCTCGGGATCTCCGCCAATCTGCATATGCAGCGCACCATGGCGACTGACACCTATCGCGCGATCTTCCCGCGCACGGTGCTCGCCGGCGAGGGTGCCGATGATGCTGATCGCTCGCGCCGTACTACGACGTTCCTTGAATTTGTCGGCAAGGGAGGCTCGTTCCGCAACACCACGGTGGATGGCAAGATCAACGGCTTCGGCCTTGACATCGGCATTATCGATGATCCGATCAAAGGTCGGGCCGAGGCGCAATCCAAGCCAATCAGGGACAAAACATGGAACTGGCTGGCGGATGATTTTTTCAACCGCTTTTCCGATAGCGCCGGCATGGTCATGATCCAAACGAGGTGGCATGTCGATGATCCGACCGGGCGTTGGATCGAGCGTTTCCCCGAGACGCAAGTGCTGAAATACATGGCGATCGCCGAGCGCGACACCCGCTACCGCAAGACCGGCATGCCGTTATTTCCGCAGCATAAATCTCTGGAATTCCTAATGGAGCGCCGCCGGGCGCTTTCGGAGGCGAGCTGGCAGAGCTTGTACCAGCAGCACCCGATCGTGGTCGGTGGCGGAATACTGCCAATTGAGAAGATCACCACGCTGGACTTACTCGACCGTGAGAAGATTGCGCGCACGGTGCGGTTCTGGGACAAGGCCGGGACCGAGGACGGTGGCGCCTATACGGCCGGCGTGTTGATGCATGCGATGCGCGACAAGACTTATGTGATCGAACATGTGGTGCGAGGCCAATGGTCGGCGCTCGAGCGCGAGGATCACATTCTAAGTTGGGCGCGCTTGGACAAGGCCAATTGCCGCGGGTATCGCTATGAGGTCGGTGTCGAGCAGGAGCCGGGCTCCGGCGGCAAAGAGAGCGCCGAGGCGACGATCCGCAACCTCGCCGGCTTTAACGCCTTTGCCGACAAGGTGACGGGCAGCAAGGAGGCGCGCGCCGATCCTTTCGCGGCTCAGGTCCAAGGCGGCAACGTCAAGCTGGTTGCCGGCACCTGGCATTATTCGCTGCTTGATGAGATGGAGAGCTTTCCGCAGGGCAAGTATCGGGACCAGGTCGATGCTTGCTCCGGCGCATTCAACCGCCTGATCCTTGGCTCTACGCATCAGACGGTAGGAGCCTGGTCGAGATGAATGACAAGCTGTCGGTGCCGTGGCTGAGCCAGAGCGAATGGAATTGGCTCGTTGCCATGGTGCTGCGGATTGATCAGCGCACGAGTCGGATTTCAAACACGCTTGGCATCATGGAGAAAAATATGAGCGCTTTGGACGATGCGATCGCTTCGTTGACGACCCAGGTTTCCGCCAACACCGATGCGGAGCAAAGCGCGGTCCAGCTCATTCAGCAGTTGGCGCGCATGATCGGTGACAACGCCACTGATCCGGCGGCGGTTTCTGCTTTGGCCGATAAGCTCAAGGCGAGCGCCGAGGCATTGGCTGCGGCGGTGACGGCGAACACGCCTACGGCGACCCCAGCCACGACGTAACACGCTAAAGCATAAGGAGTTTGTGCCAATGGCTAAGCCTGCGCCAATGTTTATGCTCGTGGTTGCCGTTTCCGATTGGGTGAACCGTGTCATCGGCCCTTTCGATGATGCCGAGGCCGCACGGCAGAAGGCCGATGCCACTCTGAACACTCGTTACGTCATCGTCGAGGTTGAGCCGCCGGAGGCACTTGATCCGCCGGAGCCTGTCCAGCCGGCGGTATAGCCGCGTGGTCAATGTCGTCAAAAAGGTGCTGCAGTTCCCGGCCAGGATTGGCGATGATTTCACCAATTTTCTGAAAGGCTTCGGGCAGCCCGGCCGCGACGTTACCCTGGCGCACCGTGCCTGGTTCGAGCATCCGCTTGATCCTGGCGAACTGCAGGCGTTCTACCGCGACAATTGGCTAGCGCGGAAGATTTGCGATCTGCCGGCATTCGATACCACGCGCGCCTGGCGGCATTGGCACGCCGAAGACGATCAAATTCAGAAGATCGAGAAGTGCGAGCGCGAGCTCAACCTGCAGAAGCGGCTGTTCGATGCTATGCGCAAGGCGCGGCTCTATGGCGGTGCTGCGCTAATCATGGGGATCGAGGGTCAGAAGTTTGAGAATGAGCTCGACGTCGAGGCGGTCAGTGAGGGCGATCTTAAATTCGTGCATGTGGTGTCGCGCTGGATGCTGGCTGCCGGGCCGCGTATTCGCGACGTGACATCGCCCTGGTTCCTCGAGCCGAACTATTACGTACGGAGCAACATGGCGGTGCCTCCGCCGATCGGGGGCGTCCAGCCGATCGAGCAAAGCTCGTTGGGGCACGAGGAGGGTGCGCCGCTTTACATCCATCCGAGCCGCGTGGTGCGGCTCATTGGCCTCGACTATCCGGACGAGGATTTGGCGCCTGATCCGTGGGGTGATAGTGCCCTGCAGCCTGTGCACCGCGCCATCCGCCGCGCTGATCTGGTCGATGCCTCGGTGGCGCAGATGATCTCCGAAGCCAAGGTCGATGTCATTAAGGTCAAGGATTTGAGCGAGCTGATGTCTACCGACAACGGCACGGAGCAATTGCAGACCCGGTTCCGCAATGCCAATGCAACGAAGTCAGTCGTCAATGCGCTCTTGCTCGGGCTCGAGGAAGAGTTCGAAACGCGGCAGTTGCAGCTCTCCGGGCTGCAAGATGTCATGAACATGTTCATGCTGCTGGTTGCCGGCGGCGCCGATATTCCAGCGACGCGGCTGTTCGGGCGCGAGCCTGCCGGCATGAATGCCACCGGAGCATCGGACATTAGAAACTATTACGATCGCCTGGCCGCTGATCAGAAGGTTAGGCTGATGCCGCTGTTGTCGCGGCTCGATGAAGTGCTGATCCGCTCAGCGCTCGGCGACCGGCCAGAGGAAATCTACTATTTGTGGGCGCCGCTCTGGCAATTGGACGATGTCGAGAAAGCCGATCTGCAGCTCAAGAAGGCGCAGGCGTTCAAGATCGACGTTGATGCCGGGCTCATCAATCCCGACGCGCTGCGTGATGGGCGGGTGAACCAGTTGGTGGAAGATGAGGTTTACCCGGGGCTCGAGGCGGCCATCGAAGAACATGGCACGGAGCCGGAGGAAGATCCGTTTGATCAGGAGCATGCCGAGCTTGATCTCAGCATGAAGCAGCAGCAGTTGGAGAACATGAAACAGGTTCCGCCGCCCAATAAGCGCCTGCCGCCAGGATTAAACGAGTAATGGCACACGAGAATCCGGTACGCCGCCAATGGTGGCGCAAGTTCAAGCATGGTGCTGCGCCGGTGGTAACCTCGCCGGCAGCACGGACGGTAGTGACACCGGTGCCGCCGCAGGCGATGGTGCAGGTGGAGGCGCGCAGCGGCAAGATCAAGCTGTCGATGTACTCGAGTGTCCGCAAGCTACGCCGAGCGATGAACCGCGGGCATGTTCCCGATGATCGGCAGGTGATCATTGACACGGCGGTTGCCACAGCGGCACGGCGCGCGCATGTCTATCGCAACGCTCACGCTCGACGCGCTGCGCACTAAGCGGGCGTTCGATCCGACCAATACGATCGGATTGCGGCGAGCCTTCCAGGCTGCTGCACAGCTGCGGCTGCGCCAATTGCGGGCCGCGATGCGCGTTGCGGTAGTCGATCATGACGTGCTGGCGCTCGGTGGTAGCGAGGCGGTTATGGCCTACCATCCCACCGACGTGCGGCTGCGCGCCTTCAATGCGTGGCTGGATTCAACGGCGCGCGCCATCTTTGCGGCGCACGATTGGTTGCGCTCATGGGTAGAGAAAGCCTGGGCAAGCGGCGTGCGGGCTGCGGCGGCGGAGGTGGGGCTTCCGGCGGCACCGCTGCGGCGCGATCACGAGCACCTGGTCCAGCTGGCGCGGATCGAGCTCGACGGCATCATCGCCGCGCTCGTGCAGCGGGTTAGCCGTGAAGCGGAATTGATCGTCGCGCTTTCTAACATTCCGCGCTCGCGGGCATTTTGGCGCCTCGGCATGGTCTTCGATGAGATCGGTAAAGCGCGCGTTTCCATGCTTGCCGAGACAATCACGGTCAAGGCGCACAACGCTGCCAAGCTGGAAATGTATGGCGCTATCGGGGTCGAGCAGGTCGGGATCACGCCGGAACGTCTATTGGTGCCGTTGCACCGCGATACGATGGTGTTCGATGCACGCCGGCGCAAGCGCCATAGGCGCGGCTATGGCCTCGAAGAGCTCGTAGGTGTGCTAACGGCCGGCGATGACAAGGTCTGCCAGCGCTGCCAGGACATGGCCGAGGACGCGCCGTATACGCTCGACGAGGCGAGGGATTTGATCCCACGCCATCCGCGCTGCCGCTGCGCTGTGTTCCCCTGGCGTGATCCGCGCTTTAAGGGCGAGGACACGGCTGATGCGCGCGGTCGATATATCCGTGGTAGAGGCGGCCGCTTCGCGGGCAGCGAGCCAGGCTCGCATGAAGAAAAGCCTTCACGTTTAGTAAAGATTGCTAGGCCGCCGAGCGAGGATGTGAGTAGCGTCGCGGCTGCCAGTTTTGAATTTTCTAAGGTGCTCGGTAATCGAACGATGTCATTGAGCGAACTAAGGGCTGGTGTTTCACAGGGAGACGATCCGCATCGGGTCATCGAATTAGTGAATGCCATCAAAGCTGAGGGCGGGTATTTCAGCCGGCCGATTGTCGATCAGCACGGCAATGTGCTGGAAGGTCAGCATCGGGTATTGGCAGCGCATCGGATGGGTGAGACGGCTGTTCCGGTGGTTGTAATTAAAGATTTAGCGCATGGGCAGCCGGTCGATGAGATGCGAGCGGCGATCAAGGGTGTGCATCCCGATCAAGCGCATCAACTGATGCAGTATGCGCTTGAAGCGATCGACGAAAGCGGTAGTGCCGTTAAAGCACTTGAAGAGTTCGGGGCACCCCAAGGCTTTGAGTCGCAATGGAATGCGGCGCTAAAGGCGGCAATGCCTGCAATGGATGTCGGAGGTCGAAATGAATTATGAGTACAAAGTGATCGAGGAACGCCTCGGCTCGCCGCAGGAGTTCGAGGCTGAGCTGAACAAGCAGGCGGGTGATGGCTGGGAGTATGTGAACGTGAGCACGATCGGGCCGATCCCTGGTCGCTGGATCGTGTTTCGCCGGCCGAAGACCGGCGTTGGCCACGGCGGATTGTAGGAGGCACATATGCGCACGACATTGTTGTTGGCGTTGGCGGCGTTCTTGTTCTCTGCGGTCGCCGCTGAAGGGCGCGTTCGCTGCAAGTCGTCCGAGACTGGCAAATACGTGTCGCACGCCTATGCCAAGAAATATCCCGGCCTTACGCACTGCTCTTCGAAATAGTTAAAGCATGGTTGTTCTGATCTTTTCCGTCTACACAGACGAGGGTGTGGTTTGCGTTGGCCCGTTCGAAACCGAGGAAGAGGCCGAGGCATATGCAGCGGAGATCGGACGGAAGCCGAAGAACATTGTTGAACTCTGGTCACCCGAGGATTTCCGGCGCCCATGATCACGATTTGGTTGTTGGTGTTGGTGTGCATAGCTCCGGATTGCGAGCAAAAGCGTCACGATATTATTGGTTTGTACACGACGCTGGATGAGTGTTGGGAGGCGGCGAAAAGGGAACAGCGTGCGGCGGTGTGCGTTCAGGGCATAATCCAGGACAGGAGAAAGATATGATTTCGGCTCTGATCACCATCATCGTTGCGCTGATTATTATTGGCGTGATCTGGTGGGCCATTCAGCAGCTGTTGCCATTGATTCCGCTGCCAGAACCGTTTCGCCGCATCATCTACGTGCTCATGGTCGTAGTCTTGGTGCTCATCGTGGTTTACGTCATCGTCTACCTGCTCGGTTCGATTGGCGGAATAACTTTGCCGCACTGGCTAAGATGATTGAATGTTCGATCCGCACGGTAACATCAGGATCATGGTGGGGATGGCGTTGCTGATCATCGCTCTGATGATGTGGTGGTTTTGGGGATGACTTTAGCACCATGGTGCAGCAATGAGACTTGGACCTATTGGCGCGCTGATGGCACGCCGCAAACTGATCCCGAGGGCTGCACGTTTGCCAAGGTGACGGGGCGCAACCGCTGCCCCGCCGAGATCAGGCGCGGACTGTTCTGGTGGGCTAAGAATTCATACGAGCAAACCCCGGCTGACGCGCCATGGTGGATGACCGGTGCTCCAGAATGGTTGCGTCAGCTTGGTTGGGCGGCAAGGAATCCGGCGCAGAATTTGCGCATGTTCATCTGGGGCTGTGCCGATCGCAACTATACTGTGCAGGTCATTGAAGGGCATTTGAATCCGCTGGTGATCCAGCGCGACGATGTCGGCGAGATCGGCTACCAGCGTTGCCGATTGATCTACTTCGAGGATGGTTCGGCACACCGCGATTTTGCCAGTTATTCCGGGCCGCACCTGGTGTGGCAACGCGGGTGTCAACCCAATGGCTTCTATGGAATCAAGCTCTACCCACGATGATACTAGCCGATGGCAGTGAAGTGCTTCCTGGCTTGTGGATCGGCACCACGACGACCTGCGATGTCGCTCGGGCCGAGGGGCTATTCTGCTTGTGCGTGCTCGAGCAGAAGCATGACGCGGAAGGTTGTCACCACTTTCGCATCTTGGATGACAACGGTCGCGCTGTGATTGATCGTGTTATGGGTGCCGGTCGCTTCATCGATTGGAACTGGAGCAATACGAAAGGAATCTTGGTGCATTGCGGTGCCGGGGCCGAGCGCTCGCCGTTGGTGGTAGCGATGTGGATGTGTAAGCGGTTCACGATGGACCTTGATGAGGCTTATGCGTGGTTGAGACGGCAGCGGCCGCAAGTGGAGGATCGCAGGAGCTGGTTGATTGGTTGAGATGATTACAGAGAATAAAAGACGGCGAACTCAGTACGGTATTTCTGCCAGCGTTGGCCCTCAATCAGAGCATCAACTTGGGCGCGATGTATTTCTGCGCCACCGGGGACGCCGCGCATGCCGATGATGTTATTGTGGCCGCGCTCGCGTTTCTTACGCTTGCGATAAACGAATTCGAAGGGCGGGCCGATGCGGGCGCTGATGGCATCAAGCTCTTGTTCGGTAAGAACGTCGCGGATCATATTGAAACACCATTTGGCTCGCGGGTGATTTTAACGATGTCAGATGCGGAAGAAAATTGCGGAAAGTGTCGATTCTATGTGGATGGTTTGTGCCGTCGCCGAGCGCCGCACAGTCCAGTTGAGCATATATTTGCGGCGGTTTCGATGCTGCAGGCGATAGCCATTTGCACGATAGGGTTGACTAGGCACTTCACGATGCCGCCGAAAGATGGCGAAAGGGTTTTTCCTGATGATATAGCGACGATTGACGACAATGTGTTCAAGGAGATGACCGAGTTATACGAACCGGACAAGTGGCCGGAAGTACTCGAGACTGATTGGTGCGGCGAATTCGAAAGGGCGCCACCAGAAAAACGCGAATGATGTGAGATCCCTGCTCGTCCCAACCCTCCCCACATCCGGCCCGAGCGGGGTATAGGCGATGAGGGATTGCTGGTAGCTCGGCATCCCTCATCTGCATCGCAAACAAGGCAGGCGCATGGCCGAAGATCACGTCCGCGAGCTAGCACGGCATTTGTTGAACCTCGGTGCTGGGTATAAAGCTCCCGACTTGTTGTTGGCGCTGGCGATAGCCGCGAGCTACTGCATCAGCCGCGCGCCACAGGAAAGGAGGCAAGCGATCTTCGACGTCTTTTGCGGAAACGTGGCGGAAATCGTGTGGCCGGAGGATAGTGAAGATGGCGAAGAGGTATGTCCTGGTCTATGAACGGGCGCTCGAGAGCGTATTTTGCATCGGCCCGTTCGATAGCATTGAGGACGCCGAGGATTACGCGCATGGGCACCACGACTTCCCGCAGGTGTGGCGGCACGCCGAGCTGCACGAGCCGGAAGAAGAGCTTGGGCCGGAGACGGCATGACCGACCCGCAGGTTCCGAAACACTTCATCATTGCTCCGTGGATAGCGACGGCTTCCGACGTCAATAGCGGATTGGGCCAGGTTGGCGCGGCGTATTCGGTGGTGTACGGCAATCTCGAGGATGCCAAGGCACAGGCGCGCGCGCAGGCGGCGCAACAGCCAGGCAACGTGTGGGTCGTATATGCCGCGCTTTGGTACGCCTACACGGATGAAACACCGGTCAATTTGCGGCACGTGGTTGGGGCGAATCTATGAGGTTGTCCGATGGCGCATGACAAGCCGCTCAAAACCGAGCCGATACGGCTCGTGCAGGTGGCGCAAGACGCTATCGCCGCCGAGCGCGAGCGCTGCTTGAATTTGGTAACGAGGACGATGCGGCACCGCGCCGGCATAAGCGCGGAGCACACGGCGGGCTGGAACGCCGCTTGCCGGGCGCTCGAGTTGGCGATCAAGCAAGGCCGTCCGTGAGCAGTGTGCTGGATCTGCCGGTCTGCATTCCGAGCTATCGTCGCGCCGGGCGCGTGAGCAGCGAGGGACTGATGCGGTCGTTCGGCTTTCACCGGACGGTGATTTACGCGCGTGAGAGCGAGCGCGATGAGTATGCCGAGCATCATGCCAACGTGGCGAGCGTGCCTGATGGCGTGCGCGGCATCGGCGATACTCGCCAGTTTATCGTAGAGCAGATGGCGGACGAGCCGGCTTACGTGATGATCGACGACGACATCAGCGGGTTCTCGTATAAGCCCGACCTGACGGCGCAAGGCGGAGTAATGCGGGCTGAGCCCGAACAAGTCTTGCAGGTGTTGGGTGAGCTATACGATAGCGGCTGCATCGGCGCGGTGGTCGACTACTGGTCTATTGCCGATCCGTATGACGGTGGGCCGTGGCGGCATTGGGGTTTTCTGTGCAGCAATTGTTATTTGCTGCGAAGTAGCCTGATAGGCAGCGCGCGGTTCGATCGGCTGCAATTGTACGAGGACATGGACTTTAGCCTGCAACTGCTGCAGGCCGGTGTTCCGGTCAGGATTTCTTCGCAGCTTTGCATCGAGGCATCGCCTGGCGGCCGCGGGGCTGATAATGGCGGCTGCGATGAGCTGCGGGAGGCAGAGCAGGCCGCGCTAGAAGCTGGGGTCTCGCATCAACGCATTTATTGGCAGCGGCTGCAGCGGCTGCACCCGGAATTTGTGCAGATACAGAACAATCCGGGTACACGCATCTATCGCGTGGGAGTTTTGTGGGAGGAAGCCTACGCAGCGGGACGTTCATGAAGCTGCTTCAGCTTACCGCGGCGGACGGTTCGCCGATCTACGTGGTGGGGCAGTGGGTGACCAGATTGCGCAAGGCGCTATCCGGCGAGCTCGGCAAGACTACGATCTTCATTGGCGCCGACAGGTTCTCGGTCGAAGAGCCACTCGAAGAGGTGGTGCATCGTTTGCAAATAACAGGCGACTGAACATGGCGATAGACGCGGACGTTGGCATGATCAAAGGGAACGTTGTCAATCTCGCCGACCGGCGCAAGAAGTCCGAGCCGTGGGAATGCAATTACAGGATGGCGCTCACGGTGCAGGAGCTGATCGACAAGCTCGCCTTTTTCGACCGCAATGCGCGGGTTTACGTCCGTTCCGGTTGGATAGCGGGAGTGATCGCGCTCGAGCACCGCACTAACGGCGCCTACGAACAATCGACAGTGCTGCTCTACATGAACGGGAAGGAGCTGCCCGAGCAATGCCAATGATCAGCTACAGCACCAACTTCGAGGACGTGATGCTCAATCGCGTTTTCCGTGATGTTGCTGATGGCACTTATATTGATGTTGGCGCGTTCAAAGCAGAGCAAGACAGCAATACTTATGCGCTCTATGCCCGCGGCTGGAGCGGCATTGTTTGCGATCCGATTTTTGCCTTCGAGTCGGCCTGGGTTAGGCAGTGGAGGATGTTGCGGCCGCGTGACAAGGTGGTGCGCGACGCGATCGGCGCTGAGGTCGGGCAGACCACGTTTTATATGTGCAACTTCCGCGGCTTGTCGACTTGCAATCGCGCCATCGTCGACCGTCATGTTGCCGCGCACAGCTCCAACACAGTCACCGGCGGTAGTCCGGTGAGCATGGTGACGCTCGACCGGGTGATCGAACGGGCATGCGACGGTAAGGCGCCGGATCTTGTCTGCATTGACGTCGAGGGCGGCGAAGGCGATGTGCTGAAAGGGATCGACCTGGCCAAGCACCGGCCGAAGCTGTTCGTGATCGAGGCATACAACTCTGGTGATCTAACACCGCATTATCATGATTGGGAACAGCTGCTGTTTGATCAAGGCTATGTCTGCGCCTGGGATGATCGTGTTAATCGCTGGTATGTCGAGGCAGCCTTCGCGCGCAATCTCAATGGCGCTTTCGATTTCCCGCCCAACGTGACCGACGATTTCCTACCGTTCAAGCAGTACGAGCTACAGCGACGCCTCGAAGACTATGAGGCCAACCGGGCCACGCTGGCCTCGTGACGCTGAGCCGGCGCTAAAGGATCACAGCCATGCCGTTGACCGCAAAGGGCCAAAAGATACTCGCCGCAATGCAAGAACAGTACGGCGAAGAAAAAGGCAAGCAGGTCTTCTATGCGGCGAAGAACGCCGGAACCATCACCGGCGTCGATAGTGCGGAGACCAAGGATGCGCGCAAGAAGGTGACGCAGTACGATCCGCAAGGGCGCTTGAAATCCACCTTCGAGGAAGAGGAGCGGGACTCGGCCGTTGTCGTTATTGATGAAGGTGTTGTGTCGCCCGTTACCGTGCAGATGACAGACACGGTCGATCTCGACGATGCGGCCAATGTCCGTATCACTGAGGATGGCTATATGGCGGCATTCCCGCGCGTTGCGCGCACCGGCATTCAACTCTATCGCGGCAGTGAGTGCGGGCGCGACGCCATCGATGAGGTCCGCGTCTATCGGCCGACAGATGCGGTATTTCACAAGGATGCGACGCACAGCTACACGCATTTGCCGGTGACGATCGAGCACCCGAAGGAGCGGCTCGACTCGAGGACATGGAAGAAATATGCGGTTGGGGAGACCGGCGATGAGGTGCTCCGCGACGGCGGGACGGTGCGTGTGCCGATGATGCTGCGCGACCACGATGCCATTCAGGCGGTGCGGGACGGCAAGAAGCAGCTCAGCGTCGGCTATGCCTGTGAAATCGACTGGACGCCGGGGCGCACCGACGACGGCGAGCAATACGACGCCATTCAAGTACCGGGATCAATACGAGCTAACCACCTGGCGGTCGTCGCCACCGCTCGTGGTGGGTCACAGCTCACCATTGGCGATGACAAAAGCAAGGAGACTACCGCTATGACCGAAGTTTTGCGCAATGTGACCATCGACGGGCTCACCTGCCAGATGGCCGATCGCGATGCTCAGATCGTGCAAAAGACGATCAAGAGCCTCACCGACCAGCTCGAGAACCTCAAGAAAAAAAACGGCGATGACGAGGACGAGAAACAGAAAAGCAAAAAGGATAGCGCCGACACCATCGCGGCGAAGGACGCGATCATCGCTACCAAGGACGCGGAGATTGCCACGCTAAAGACCCAGCTCAAGGATGCGGAGATGACGCCGGCCAAGATGAGCGCAATGCTCAAGGATCTTGTCTCCGTGGTTGCCGGCGCCAAGAGGTTGATGGGCGACAAGTTCATCACCGACAACAAGCTGGCGCCGCAGATCAAGCGCGAGGTGGTCGATGGCAAGTTGGGTGAGGCGGCCAAGGGTTGGACCGAGGACCAGGTTGACGCCAGCTTCAACACGCTGAGCTCGGCGAAGACGAGCTTCACTGGCAGCATCGACCATGCGCGTACGGCGTTCGCGACAGATGTGTCGATGGACGCCAAAGATCAGGCTTGGAATCAAATGGTTCAGGAGCAGGCCAACGCCTGGAAACAGCCAGAGCGCCAGAGCGCGTGAGGCTTGCCATCCCGCCCATCCTAGCAACAAGGAACTCACATCATGACGACAGTTCTACAGACTAGTTATCGCCCGCAGATCGCTCCTGCGGTCGAAGGCATGCCGGTTGACATCGGCGGCTATGAAGATATCTCGCGCATCGTCGAGACCGCGGCCGGCGTTACTTTCGGCAAAGCGGTGTCGCAGGGAGCCGCAGATCGTGGCTGTATCCTCGGTGGTGCCAACTTCATCGGCATTTCGCTGCGCGACGTGACGTTGGGGCTTGCGCCGGTCAACCCGTTGCTCGACGTCGGGCCAGCGCTCGACACCTACGGGCAGCTCACCAATGCCTCGATCCGCACGCGTGGACGGGTATGGGTAAAAGCTGGGGCCGTGGTGAGTGCGGGACAGGCGCTTTTCTACGACACCACCAGCGGCGCTTTCAGTAACAGCGCATCCGGTCAGGCGGCAGCCGGCTACATCGACTTCACCAGCAACCCGGTTGCAACTAACACCCTGGTCATCAATGGCACGACCTGGACCTTCGTCGCCAGCGGCGCGACCGGTACGCAGGTCAACATTGGACCGACGTTGGGTGACACACTCGCTCGGCTGGCGACTGCGCTCAATGCCTCGGCTGACACCAATACGGTGTTGCTGACTTACTTGGCATATCCGCCATCGCCTGGCGGTGCAGCCCAAGGCTCCGGCGCAACGCGACTAATGATGGCCGCCAAGGCTGTCGGTACTGCCGGCAACGCCTACACGATAGCCACCGGCACCACGCCGGGAACGACCCGCAGCGGCGCCACGCTCGCGGGCGGCACCGCGGCGGCGACCGCTGTTACCGGCGCCCGCTGGGCAACCTCGGCTATTGCCGGCGATCTCGCGCAGGCAAGCCTCGGCATCCAGTTCTAGTGCCGATCAACGTGTTCCTGTTCAGGGCCAGGACGCATTCCCAATCACTCGCAAACGGAGACATCCACGATGCGTAATTCCATGTTTGCGTCTGACGCCCAGCAACAAGCCCTTGGCTTTTTGATCGCGCAGACCACTTACATCGAGCCCCAGGTCTACCACATACG